TTGTATTGCAGGTAAAGAATATGAAGGTAAAACAGGTTATACTAACTATGATATGTGGTTGCCAAAAGCAGAAAATAAGAAATATGCTTATGGAGAATTAGAAGCTGGTAAAGTCATGACATATGATGAAACTAAGCATCTTAAGAAACTAGAGACTAAAGAAGTTAAAAGCTTTGGTGAAGATGATGGTTTTGATACACCAAGCAAAAGCTCTTCTGATTTCAGCCTAGACTAAACAGTCATAGGGGGAGTCAGATAGCTACTCCCCCTTTATTTTAAATTAGGCACTATGATTTCTACAAAAAATTTAATAACTGATTTAGCTCAGGTTCCTAGAGAATGGGTTTTTGAGTATTATTTGGACCTTAAAGAAAAACTAACAGGTCAAGATGTAAAAATGTTATCTGCATTCAATGCCAGAGACAAAGTTCCATCCATGTTTGTTTATTTTGATAAAGTCTCTAACTTTTATAAGTTTAAGGATTTTTCTTCTGGTTATCATGGTGATTGTATAGAGTTAGTTCTTAAAATGTTTAATCTACCCAACAGAGGTTCTGCGGCAGATAAAATAATGCAAGACTACCAAAACTATCTGAAGTATAATACAGTTGTAAAATTTGATATAGTACATCATGACAAGTACAAGGTTGTAGATTATGAAATGAGACACTGGAATAACTTTGATCAAACATACTGGACTGGTTTTAAGATTGGTTCTGGAATGTTGCAGAGATATAATGTAGTTCCACTAGACTTCTTTACAATGAGCAAACAGGAATTAGATGGTAAGATAACCTCATTTAAGTTTAAGAAGCCATATTTATATGGTTACTTTAGAGATGATGGTAGTTTGTATAAAATCTATATGCCTAAGAATGCTGATAAAAAGTTTATCAAAGTAGAAAACTATATCCAGGGTACAGATCAACTAAAGTATAACACTAAGTATCTTATAATTACTTCTTCACTTAAAGATCTAATGGCTTTTAATAAACTAGGTATTGGTAATATTGAAGCTATTGCTCCGGACAGTGAGAATACTATGATTGGAGAAAAAGCAATAGGAGAACTAAAGCCACATTATGAAAAGATAGTTGTGCTATTTGACAATGATGAACCAGGTATTAAAGCTGCTCAGAGATATAAAGACAAGTATGGTTTTAATACTATACTACTACCTATGGAGAAAGATCTTTCTGACTCAGTTAAGGTACACGGCATGGATAAAGTAAGAGAAGTATTATTTCCACTATTAAAACAAGCATTATGAGCTGGATATATGAGGGCAAGCCTTTTAATGATAGCATGATTCCAGAAGGAGCCGTGGGATTTGTGTATGAGATGGAAGCTATTATTAATGGTAAGTCTGTAAGATATATAGGTAAGAAGAATTTTTATTCTGTTACAAAAAAGAAGTTTGGCAAGAGAGCTTTAGAAAGCATGACTGACAAAAGAAGTAAGAAATACACCACAGTTACTAAACCTAGCTACAGGGATTACTTCAGCAGTAATGTAACTCTTAGAGAAGCTCACAAGGCTGGAATAGTGATTAAGAGATATATGGTTAGAATATGTTTTTCCAAAATGGAACTTACATATTATGAAACTAAGTATCATTTTCTAAGAGATGTTCTTGAGAAAGAAGAGTACCTGAATGGGAACATTTTAGGCCGCTTCTTCCGTTCTAAATGAAAATATATATGGTAATATTATAGCAAACATGTATATAACTAGAAAGTATAACAAATACTTGGAAATTAAGTAACCTTTAAATCAAAATAAGATGGAAAACGGAAAAAAACCAGCATTTGTAACAAAAATTCATTATAAAGGACAACTAACACCAATGCCAGGATTAACTAAAAGAGAATACTTTGCTGCTGTGGCTATGCAAGGATTACTGGCTTGTCCTGATATTGCAGCTTCAAGAGAAGCTATTGCAGAAGAATCTGTAAAACAATCAGATGAATTATTAAAAGCATTAGAATCTAAATCAGAATAGATTTTTTAAAATTAAATAGTTATGACAGAATTAGAATTAACAAGCCTCTTATTTAAGTTGGCTGATTTGGGTATTACAGGTATTAAAGTGCATTATGATGGTGGAGGAGACTCCGGTGCTATAGAACAAATTGGATATACAACAGAAAAGTGTGATACTCCACGGGATGTAGATGATGAAATTGATGTGTGGGACAATGATATGAATTTAACAGCTTTAGATTCAGAATTATATGCACTAGTTGAAGAATTTGCACAAGATCAAATCTTAAATGATATAGAAGATTGGTGGAATAATGAAGGTGGTTTTGGAGATTTATGTATATGTGTTCCTTCAGGAAAGTATATTATTAATAACTCTGTAAGAATTACTGAGACTGAAGATTTTTTTCATAATGGTAGTTTACTAGAAAAAGCAGAAGAAGAATGACAGAAAAAGAAAAAGCAAAAGAACTGTATGATTATGCCGTGCAAATATATGGTGTAGATGATGCTAAAAAAGAATCATTAAAGTCTGCTAAGGCCATTCTTGCTCTAGCACCTTATAATGATGGTAAGATGAAAAACAGAACCTATTGGGAAAGAGTAGTTGAACAATTAAATAAAAAGTAATGGCACATCCTTGGCAACATGCAAGATCATCAGCTAAAAAGTTTGGAGGTTATCCAACAGATTACATAGGTATCCATAATTGGTTTGATGAAACTAAAGCCTGGATTGGACACAGTATGCATAGAATGTTCAGACATCATTCAGAGGGAATATTTGAATGTGAGAAGAAGTTTGGACCAAGTTTTGAAAATTCTGATGGTAAAACTGTATATACAAGATATGTTGCAGAACAACATGTTAAAGAGGATTGTAATAATTACATTCCTAGTGCAAAAGAATGGGTAGATATGATTGAAAGTGGTAAACCACAAAAATGGGCTATTAAAACTTTAAAAATTGAAGACTGATGGAAAAGATGATTTTTGACAAAGAAGAGACAAGAAACTTAATGAGCATGTTACAGTCTGAAGACACAGAGAACCATGTAATAGCTTTTAAATCATTAAGTAATGTAGATTTTAACAAGTATGTTGGTGAACTACTTGTAATTTATAAGTTTGCTAACAAAGATAGTAAGGCATGGGAAGATGCTGGTACTGTAGGTAAGAAACTTCTTAAACTAGTTGACACAGATAAAGCACTCACAAGTCCTAGAACTTTGAGTTTAATTACAGCAAATAAAGGTTCTAAAGCTTCTATTGAGTTATTCATGGAAAGCTTTGTAAGAGACATGACCCGGATGCTTGAGAGTATTGGGTATCCAACAGATAAAATAGAGATTGACATTAAACTAAAAGAGTAATGGATAAAACACAGAGTTTAAGTAAAACTAGTAAAGATTTAATGTTGAAACTTAATATATTTTCTTTCTAAGAAAACTGTAGCTTTAAAATAAATAAAACTAGAAATTTTGTTTAGGTTTTGTTTACCCTGATATGTTAAAACATGTAACTTAGTTATCTTGCAATTTTTAGGATTATATAATTTAGTTCTATTAATTGCAAGATTATTTATTAAAATGTTTTGTACATTAATTAAAAAATTTTCTGGTCCTAACATGCTAAATAAATAATCTTTAGATTTATCATTTGCATAAACACAACCATCACCATCAAAGTAACCTCTAATAAAGTGATGTTGTAGTTTTTCTGGAATTGTAGAAGGAAACATTAGTGTTGTACCTTTGTTTGGATAAAGACCATGTTTAAGCAAGTCAGTTACAAGTTTTGGTGAAGTTATAGAAAGTTTGATTTGATTTTGTCTATTACCAGATTTGTTTATACTTAATAAAGGTCCGGTATATTTAAGATGTTCTTTAAACTTTTCTAATATATCTTTATCTTTTTCTTGTAAAGATATTGAAAGTACATTATTTGTAACATTACCATCTGCATATAACAAACCTAAATAATATGCCTTTACTTCAGTATTGATTGTATTAAAGAAGTTTTTATCATGGGTATACTTTGTTGCAGCTTCTGATAAGGTTCTAAGTTGTGTTCCAGATTTTTTAATTATAGAATAAATAGTTTGTGGTGTACAGTTGCAATCTTTAGCAATTGCATAACATGATTCACCAGAAATGTATTTAGTAATGATTTCTAGTTTTGATAAGGGTAATTTATATCCTTTGTTTTGTTTTATAACCATAGTACAAATATAATACTATAATATGAATGTATCAAATAAAAATGACAGTTTAGCAAGAACTTCAAAGACTTTAATGCTTGCTGAGCCCTATTACGGGTTCTTTCTTATTATGTTAAACAAGCTTTGGGACAAAAGAAGAGTTCCAACAGCTGGTGTAAGTAAGAATGGTATCAATTATCAGCTTACTATTAATGATGATTTCTGGGAAGGTCTTACTGAGCTACAGAGACTTGGATTACTTAAACATGAATTGCTACATATTGCATTTGGACATCTTACTACTTTCTTTAAGTTTAGTGATAAGAGATTGGCCAATGTAGCAATGGACATGGAGATTAATCAATACATTGATAGTTCATGGCTTCCAGGTGGTGAGTATAGTAAAGAAGAGTTTGATGAAATAAAAGAAGAAATCAAACTTGAGATAGCTGCTGCAAGAGAAAGAGATGCTCCTATTGAAGAGTTAAAAGCTATTAGTAATAAACTACCAGCAAGAGGTATTTTGATACAGGACTATTCAGATATGAATCTTGATATGAGAGCTGGTTGTAGATATTACTATGACAAACTTAAAGAGGCACAAGATAAGAAAAATCAGGATGGTACTTGTGGTGATGAGGCAATGGATGGTTTACTAGATGACATAGATAATGGTCAGGTTCCTGATCATAGCACCTGGGAAGACTTTGAAGACCTTACTGAAGCTGAGCAGAAGTTAATTGAGAAACAATTACAGAAAGTTCTTAGTGATGCTAAGGAACAGACTGAAAAGAAAAGAGGTACTATACCAGGTGAGATAGATGGTCTTATAATTGTTGAAGAGATAAAACCAGCTAAGTTTGACTGGAGAGGTTATCTCCGGAGATTTACTGGTATTAGTACACATGTATTTACTAAGAAAATCAGAAGGAAAGAAAACAGAAGGTTTGATGCTAATCCTGGTCTCAAGATTAAGATGAAGCAACACATGTTGTTGGCTATTGACACTTCTGGTTCTGTAAGTGATTCTGAGTTAATTGAGTTTATGGGAGAGATACACCATATTTATAAAGCTGGTGTAGAAATTACAATAATCCAATGTGATACTCAAATTAAATCTATTGAGCCCTATAGAGGCAAGAATCAGATAGAAGTAAAAGGTAGGGGAGGCACTGAGTTTGACCCTGTCCTAGAATATTATAATGCAAACACTAAGAAATATACAAGCCTGGTGTATTTTACTGACGGTGAATGTAATGCAGATGTAAAACCAAGAGGGAATGTCCTATGGGTTTTGTCAGAGAGATCATATATGAATAATGATTTACCAGGAAAAGTTATTAAATTAGAATTATAAAACAAAAAAAAGATGAGTCAAGTTCAATTAAATGTAGAAGAGTTAAAGAATTTTATTAAGCACATGGTTAATAACAACCAGATGATACAAAAGGATGGTAAAGTTCCTGTGGCTGTTAATATAGAGGGTGATGCTGGTTTAGGTAAAACTTCAGCAATCATGCAATTAGGTAAAGAGATGAACATGCAAGTTGTAAAACTTAATTTATCTCAGTTAGAAGAATTAGGTGACTTAGTAGGTTTTCCTGTAAAAGAATTTGAAATACAAAATGCTGAGGGTAAGACTACATGGATTAATGAGTCTCAGATATCTGCAGCTAGTGCTAAAGGGTACAAAGTTGTAGGAAAGAGAATGTCACATGCTGCTCCTGAATGGATTCAGGGTAAAGGAGAAGGTGGTTTCTTAATCTTAGATGACTACACCAGAGCTGACCATAGATTTATGCAAGCTACCATGGAAATCCTAGACAGACAAGAATATGTATCATGGAAATTACCTAAGAACTGGCATGTCTTGCTTACTACTAATCCAGACAATGGAGATTATAATGTAACAAGTCTAGATATAGCTCAGAAGACTAGGTTTATTTCTGTTGAGTTAAAATATGATTCTAATGTATGGGCTAAGTGGGCAGAGACTGCAAATATAGATGGTAGATGTATTAACTTCATGTTGATGCATCCAGAGCTAGTTAACCAAAGTGTTAATCCAAGATCTGTTACTACATTCTTTAATGGTATTAGTTCTATTCCTAAGTTTGAGGATAACTTGCCATTAATTCAAATGATTGGTGAGGGTTCAGTAGGTGTAGACTTCAGTTCTATGTTCACTATGTTTATTAATAATAAGCTAGATAAGATCATTAGTCCTGAGGATGCATTGACAAAAGATGAAGCATATGTAATGGGAGCTTTAACTGCTGCTGTAGGTAAAGATGATGACTTTAGAGCAGATATTTCTAGTGTAATAGCAACTAGGTTGATAAACTATTCACTGGTATATTCTGAGACTAATCCTATCTCTTCAAGCATGGTGCAGAGATTAATCAAACTTACTACAGACTGTGATGCATTTACAGATGACCTTAGATATTATATGATTAAAGAGATTGTAAATGGAAATAAGGTGAAATTTAGCCCATTGATGCTAAATGCAAATGTTGTGAAAATGGCAGTAAAATAAAGTATTTTAACAAGTTAAATGGTAACATAATTAATTGTATATTTACAAAAAATATTTTACCATGGAAACAATTAAATGTACTGTATGTGAGGTGGAAAAAAATGTATCTGAGTTTTATAAGTCAAAAAGACATAAACTTGGATACATTCCAACTTGCAAGGAATGTGAATCTTTAAGACACTCAAAAAAATATGATCCTAAAAGGAGAAGAAAGCACTATACTGAAAATAGAGAAACTTATCTTTTACGGTCTAAAATTTATAATGAGCAAAATAAAGAGAAGATTAAAGTGAAAACACAAGAGTATTATAAAAATAACAAAATGCAATTTTTGGAGTATTCATGGAAAAGCAATGGAGTTTTAAATAAAAATTCTGAATTTTTCAAGAAAAAAGATTTTGATGAGTTATTTGAAAAAGCAAATAAAAGTTGTATGATATGTGGTGTTACAAATGCAAACCATGTAAAGGGTTTTGTAGTTGATCATTGTCATAAGACTGGATTTGCTAGAGGTATTCTTTGTGCTCATTGTAATGTAGCATTAGGTTCATTTAGAGATGATAAAAATATTTTACAAAAAGCTATTGATTATTTAATAAACCATGAACCAAAACGTGGTGAAGATGGCTGTAAAATAAGCCACCATAGAACAGTTCCCCACAAAAGGAAGCTTTTACAAAATTAATTCAAACTTAAGGGGAGGTAATTCTCCCCTTTATAAACTTTTATTATGGATTTATATTTAGTTATAAAGATTGATGTCAGCAATGATGAATTTAGTATATATATAGACACTAAGGTGGCTAGTAAAGAAGAGCCCAAGTTTACATTTAAAACTGGTGCATATACTCCTGCAAAAGGAGATAAATATTATTTCTTACCTGGAGTTAACATCCCAAGGATAAAACTAAAAGATGTTGCTCTTAAACATGGAGTAAGGAATGTAAGAAATGTTGATGATGCTACACATATATTTGGTAGTAATTCAACACTTGCTAAAATGACAAACAGAAGCTATGAGACCTTT